GGAAATCTTTGTTCTTTAATAATTTCTATTTTATCTTCTTTTTCTAATTCTCTTAAATAAGAAAGATAGTTTTTTAAATAATTTCTCTTTTTACAATAAAGAATAGAAAGTTTATCTAATAAATTATCTTCATCTAATAACTCAGTCATGGGTTCAAAATTAATACATAAATCTGGTTTTTGATTTACAAGATAATTTACAAAATCTTTATAATTATCCCCCATTTGTTCTAATGAAGCACAAGTAAATATAGCTGAATCTTTAGATATTTTTATATCTGGGTTAATGTTAAAATAGTTAAAGTTATAACCTTGAAATTTATCTGTAATATTTAAATCAACTATCTCTTTGATTATATCTTGAGAAGAAGTAGCCCAATCTAATCCAATTAAATTAATATTATTATTAAATTGTCTGAATCGTAGGAGATGATAAGAAGGACCACAACCAAATTCATATAAATTGTTAAAAGAGTTTCCTACATATTCATTTAATATAGCATCAACAATTATAATATGAAGTTTATAATCAAAATATTCAGTTTGACATTTAATTAATTCTCCTTTCCATCTAGCTATTTTATGTTTTCCAAAATATTTAGGAATTAAACTTGAAACATCTTTATGTTGTTTAAGTAGTTCTAAATTTTCAAACCACCCTTTTTCCCATTTATCTAATTTATGTTTACCTGCTGGTTCTAAAGGAGAATTTATATTATTTAAAATATCTAGTATTATTTTATCTCTTTCTTTTTGAGTAGGGATTTCATACTTTAAATCAAAAGTTTGAATTAAATTCTTACAATGGGAACTAATTTTAAACCCAACAACTTCTTCTATATCTTTAACTGTTATATTTTTTATTCCCATGATACTTCCCAATCTTTAAATTCTGCTGCTATGCAGTCAATTTTATAATCTTTTCTACCTCCAACATTTTCTTGTATTTTGTTTTTGGCTATATTTCTAATTCCATTTAAACCATGAGTTAAACCAAGATTTCCATCTCCTGTCCCTGCTCTATATTTAGTTTCATTATGCCAAATATGTAAATTCATTTGTGATAAAACAACGATAGCCCTAACATCTTTTCCAGAAAGTTTAACATTTTTATCTTTAAGAATTAAATCAATATCATGAACTATTTCTTTTATTTCTTTAGCATATTCTTCTTTGTGTTCTGTAATGAACACTTCTTTTAACTGAACAATTGATAGTCTATCTACTAATTCAGCTAAAGTTGGTAAATATTTTCTTGTCATAGTGTTGAATAATATTCGTTTTGTTTTTCTTGTCTTTCAATTGTTTTTTCATGGATTAAACAATACATTCCTTCAGCTGGTAGGGCAGTCATAGTATTATAACCTTCTAGTACTTCATGTACTTTGTTTTTCCATTTAATTTTTTCATTATTTTTATAAATTCTCCATTGATAATCAGGAAAATTAACCCATCCTTTTTCATCTACTCTCCAGCCCCATTTTTTAATATGGTTTTGAGTAAGTCCTTCTACTGTGTTAATTCTAGGAACTTGATAAACATCTACATCTTCATTTTGTTCTAAAATGTAAGGTAAATAATGAAACATATCTTCATGGATCATTTCATCGGCATCAATTTGATAAATGTAATCCCCTTTACACATTTCAGTTAACCTGTTTTTCATGTTAGCAAAATGACCATCAAAGGAATAATTAAACCAATTAAATTCTCCATTAATTGATTTTGCTCTTAAAAAATCTTCTACTGATTTAGATCCATTATTGCTGTCAAATAATACTATTACTTCGTCATTAGTATTTTTATTTTTGATTAAATAGGGTATTAAACGTTGGATCTCTTTTAACTCATTACATACAGTAATTGCATAACTAATTTTCATAACTCTTATTTAAAATGGTAAATCATCTATTTCATCTTTTTGAATTAGATGTTTTTTATTAATAGAAGGAAGGGATAAAATCATATTTACTTTTTCTTCCAATGCCTTAACTCTATCTTCTAATGTTTTTTCTTTATTATTATTAAAAAAATCATCAAGAAAATCTACAGGGTAAGTATAAACAAATCCTGAAGGGACTAAGTCTTTATTAACTTCTAATTTTTCTAATTTTAGTCCTCTTACTGTAGCTTCATTGGCTACTTTTCTTCCTAATTCACCTCCTGCGGGTTTACCAAGGTAATGGTATAAACTTTTGTATTCTGCCATAACTTATTTTTTAATTAAATATACGAAATTACTCTGATTTTTCCAAGCTAACATCCCAAACACCTATGGAATCTAATGCTTCTATAAAATCTCTTTCATCAAATTCTTTAAGGGTTTCCATATCCATTCTCCACTCATAAAATTTTCCTTTTTGTCCTGGAATTGGGTATTTTTCTTTTTCTTCATCTTTAACTTTAACTGCTTGAACAGAAGCCCATTTCCAATTATCAGCATTAGGACCATTAGCAAATACCATTCCTCTATTAGGAATGTTAATCATTTGAGGCATCCAGATTTTCCCTGTTTCATCTTCACCCATTAATTCTTTATAAAGATTAGGAAGAGTTTCTATTTGAGTTTCAAAAAACTCTTCTCCTTTTTTCATTAAAGTATTAGTTTGAAAACCACATCCATAACAAGCATATGTTTTAATTTTTTCATTTACTTCTTGAACATAACAAGCATCAGAACCACATCTATCACATATCATTAAATTATCCATTTTCTACTAATTTTTTAGGTTTTTTAGGAAGGTTTATTTTTTTAATATCTGGAATTTTTATCTCAACTTTTTTAGGAAGATTTGGAAGATGTTCTTTAAGAATATCTTTTATTTGATTTTGCATTATTTCAAATGAAAATTCTTTTCTACTTTTAAATCCTTGTCTATTAGATTTATTTTTCCATTCTTTATAATTTTCAAAGATTTCATTTAAATAATATCCTATGTGTCCTTGATCTACACTAAACCATTGAGATCCTTCAATTAACATATCTTTTACTTGAGCTGAAGGGTGAATAGGGGTTAATTTTCCTCCCATTAATCCAGTAAATTCTTTATCAAGAAAATCAACATGACCAGACCATCCTGTAGTTGTAATAGGTTTATTACACAAACTAAATTCTAAAAGAGGTCTTCCAAAACCTTCTCCTTTAGTTAAACTAACCATAGCTTTAACTTTAGGATTATTGTATAATTCATTCATTTCTTCATCTGTAAATTCACCATGAAGTAAATAAACACTAGGTAATTTTCTAGCAGGAACTGTTTTTCTTAAAGCATCTATTCTTTTTTGGATTTCTCTTCTATCCATATATGAAGCTCCCGCTTGAGAAGTTTTTAAAATTAAAGCAGGGACTTTATTTCTATTTTTAAATATTTCATAAAAAGCTTTAATTAATAATCCTACGTTTTTTCTATCTTCACCTAATTCTCCTTGCATCCAATGCCCTACAAACAAATAAGCAAAATCTTCTTTAATTTCTTTTATATCGTTATAAAGATCTCTATTGTCAAACTCTGAAGATTTTTTTAATGGTTTATAAACATCTAAATTAGCTCCTTCTATTAATACTTTTATAGGTTTTTCTAGTTTTAAATCAAATTCGTTTCCGGTTTTTTCATCTTTAGCTTTATAACTAGTTTGTTCAAAAACCTTTTTTGAGTGGTTAGAAGAAGTAAGAACTAAATCCATTCTATTACACCCTTGAATCCATTGAGGGGCACAAGCAGTAGTTTCAATTCCTGCTGTTAAACCTATATTATATTTCCCAACAGGTTGAAATTCATTTGGTACTGTAATCTGCATCCAAATATCAGGTTGTTCTGTTAATTGGTTTCCTACTAAGTGTTTTTTTAAAAACCCCCATTCATTTTCATGATCATCAATAAATCCAAAAGGGGTAGTACCCCATCTTTGAGAAATTATTTTTACATCATATTCATTTAATTCAATTAAGGCTTTTACAAAATCTCTTGCTCTTGCTCCATAACCACTATAAGTATCTACAGGGCAACTTACATAAAACGTATTTTTCATTTAGTATATTAATTTATGTTTTAAAACTCTTTTTTCAAAATCAGTATCTTTTAAAAACTCATATTTTTTTCTTGGTTTCCAAGTATTAAATAATTCTTCCATTCCTTCTATAACTCTATCTCCTTGGTGTTTAGAAGTAAATCCAGCTTCATTATTTGTAGCCCATTTCATACCTTCCATTCCCTTCTCTTTTCTTTCTTTAGGAGACATATTATACAATTCTTCAATTCTGTTAGCAGCATCTTCAGCACTGCATCTATCATCCCAAATATAAGGGGTTAATGGTGATCCTTGAATTGAACTATTAGTTGGAAAAACTGGAAATGCCCATTCACCATGTTTTTTATATGTTCCCCTATTATTTGAAGGAATTTTATCATCAGGTACAAACCAATTACCTTCATCATCTTCAAATCTCATTTGATCTTGCATTCCACCAGTTACATTAGCTATAATAGGAGTACCTGTTAATAAAGCTTCTGTAAGTGCTAATCCCCATCCTTCATTTGAAGTTAATAATATTTGAGCATCTGCTAAATTATATAAACAACTTAATTGTTCTGAGGATAATTTTCCATTTGAAAATTTAATAGTTTCTTTATCTTCATCAAAAAAGTACTCTACTATAGCATGTAAATCTGTACCATTATCATCTACAGGTTGAGTATGAAGTAAAAATAAACATTTACTTCTTTTTTCTTTTGGTATTCTATTTAAGAAATACCTCCAAGCTAATAAAGTATCAGGAATGCTTTTTCTTCTAATATTTCTAGAATTAAAGAAAAGCATAAAATCATATTCTTTGCCTTGAAATAAATCTTTTTTCATTTGTTGAAGAAGTTCATTAGATTCTTCTAAGGGTTTAAAAATATTATTATCTAAACCATGAGGAATATATTTTACAATTTTACCTTTACTTTTATCACCTAATACTAATTTGTTAATATTTACTGTTTGTTTAGAAATTCCAAACAGGGCATCACAAGATTGATAAAATTCTCTATTATAAGCAGGTGCCGGATAATCATCCCAAATATTAAGATAAGCTATTGGAATTTTTTTCCTTATTTCATTTTCCATTTGGAATAACCATGTAAAATATCTTGGATCTGTAATTAAAAAGATAGCATCTGGGTTTTCATGTTTAATAAGCTCTCTTACAACTTCAGGATTTCCATAACCATCATGAGGATAAACAATAACTGAAGAATCTTCAATATTTGTTTTTTTATTAGTATCTTCACTTACATCTATTCTTTTTCCTTTATCGGGGTGGTTAATAGCTCCTCCTATTTGAACCCAATTATATTTGTGGCAAGTATGTAATACTATTTCCCTACCTATTTGGGCGACTCCAGAATGGACTCTAATATCATCTGTTATAAGAAGAATTTTTTTTCTATCTTTTTGTTTAATATAACCTTCTTTCATGTTTTTTTAATGTTTTTCTAATTTAATGTTTGTATGATTACTTATTCTTTTTCTAAAATCATCATCTGTAAGATACAAATGTAGAGCCCGGTCAGCAAGCTTTTGGAAACTAAATTTTCTTCTTACACATTCAATTTTGAAATCTTCAAATAAATCACTTTGAACTTTTACACTAGTTAATGTCATTTCTTTATTTGCCATAATTTTTATTTTTGTATTGTTGGATATACGTATTATGAAATTAAAAAGCTACACTACATAATTCTTTTTCTTCTTTAAATGGGCAAAAAGTGCAATTCCATTTTGAAGGATTTGGTTTATGGTTTATTTCTTTATATCCTTTTTTATTAAATACTTTTTCTATAAATTCATTTAATGATTTAGTAGCCTTATTTAATTTTACTTTTCCAGAAGGAGGTTTAAATTCTTGTACTCTTTTTTGAGGATAATCTCCTTCAGTGTATACTTTTCTTCTAACAATGAAAAACTCAATATCAATATTTTTTACTGGAATTCCAAATTGTTCTGAAAAAAACTTTTTATATAAAATAAGTTGAAATTGTTTAATTTCATCTTTTTTAGTATAATCTCTCCACCCATTTGTTGATGTTTTTATGTCGATTATTTTAAATGTATTTGTAGGTTCATGGTATAATACGACATCCAAATAACCTTGGTATATAACGTGTTTATAGTGGCTATTAGGCGATAATACAATAGGAACCTCACATCCTACCAAATGCCATCCTTTTTTACTAAAATACCTTGATCGTTTTTTCTTTATAAAATTTAAAATTTCAACTCCATCATCATAAAACTCTCCCATTTCTTTAGCATCACTAAAATGTTGATTATTATTCTTTTTATATTGGGTTTTATATTCATTACGATAAGCTTCTTCAAATATTTCTAATAAATCTTCTCTATCAGCAGCAGCACCACTTTTTTCATACATTACAGTAAGATAATGTTGAAGAGCTTCATGTAAAGCAGTTCCAAAAACTGTATGAATTGTAGAACTAAATCGTTTTTTACCTTCTTTGTATTGCAAAGCCCATTTATGGGGGCACCCTAAATACATTGAAAATTGAGAGTAAGAAATATGACTATCAAAAGCATAATTTACCTCTTGGGGTTTATACTCTCTTATTTCTTTTACTATTTTGGGGATTTTTTTAGACATAAATTATTTTTTCCATTTATCACGTCCTACTAATAAACCAATAATTCCATAATTAGCTACATCTAAAAACGTATCTTCCATTCCTTCACCTTTAACAAAGTTTTTCCCATTTGCTAGTAAATTTCTTAATCTTGAAATTTTATCAGTTAACCTAATTGCTAATCCAGTTAATGAAAATTTTTTATCATTTTCTTTTTTTAAATCACCTCCTAAAGAAATATTTTGCAAACCATAATCCATATGTTTAGCAGCAAAGGTTTCATACATTTCTTTTTGTATGTTTTTAAATTCTATAGATAATTCTGGGTATTCTTTTTCAAATATATCAATTATTTCTCTATTTGTCATTTTAATAATTTTTTAGCATCTTTTTCATTTATACCCATCTCACCTAATATTTGTAATAATTCAGACTTGGCTATAAGAGGAATATAATCATTAGCTTCCCTTTTAGACACACCATAATACAAAGCTAACTTTTCAATTAATTCTTTATTATTTAACTTTTTTTGGTTTTTAATATATTTACTCCATGTTTTTTTTCTTGGAATAAATTCCTTATAAAAATCATAAATTTTAGATTTTTCTTGAGGGTTAAATTTTTGTGCCAAGTTAACTGTTTGTAAGTATTTAAAATTCATTGAAAGAAATCTGTGAACCATATAGGAATTCCATATTTCCCATTCTTTATTAGAAAAGGATGAAGATGGAGATTTGGTTAGAGTTATTTGCTCTAACCAACCCCAAATATTTTTGATTTCCTTTTTAGGCATCTATTAATTCCTCTTTGTATTCTTCTCTAAGTTCTTGAGGCATTGTACTTTTTAATATTTTATTAGTATCTGGGTCAAAAAATACGGGAATAGGCATTACTGCATCTTCTGATGTACCTGATACGAATTTAGATACTTTTCGTAAAATAACTCCTTGTTGAAATATTTTTCCCCCATTTGGAGTTGAAATACTTGTTGTGTTTTTAAGATCAATATTCATATTCATTTGACCTTGTTGTTCCTGATGTTGATTTGGATCCATTTGTTTTTAGTTTAAAATTAAATTATTTGATTTTTCTTCGATTATTTGGGCTATTAAAGCCATTATATTTATTTCTTTATCAATTCTAAATTGTGATTGATAAGAGTATTCATTTAAAAAAACTGCTACAGTTCCTTCCTTACCTGGAAGGTATTCTTCTATATTATCATAAAGAAAACGATAAAATTCTTCAAAATCATTTACATTAGCATCTGCAATTATTTGCCTAATTGTAGACCAATTTGGTGATTTTTTCTTTAATTCATTAACTACCTTTACCATATAATTAGAAGCAACTAATACTGATTTATCAACTACTAATTTTGAGTCTTTAATAGATAACTGAACAGTATTTAAACATTTTCTTAAATCAGGATAATATTGATTTACAATGGTAACAATATCTTCTATTTCATATGAAATGTTTTCTCCATTTTCTAAAATTGATGAAACATGACCTGCAACTTCCTTTTTACTAGGAGGAACAATTTTTAATACTTGACATCTTGATTGTAAAGGATCAATAATACGCTCTACAAAATTACAAGTTAAAATAAATCTTGTAGTTCTTGAAAATGTTTCAATTACATTCCTTAATGATGCTTGAGCTTGAATTGTAAGGAAATCTGCCTCGTCCAATATGACAACTTTGATCTGTCTAAACGTAGCAGCACTGGAGAAACTTGTGACTTTATCCCTAATAGTTTCGATGCCTCGTTCATCAGAAGCGTTAATGTATAAACTATCGCAGTCCAAATTGTTAACAATAAGCTTTGCAAGAGTAGTTTTACCTGTACCTGCAGGACCATAGAATATAAAGTTTTGTATATCATCTTGTTCTAAATACTTTGAAATTTTTTGTTTAATGTGTTCATTTCCTACATAATCTTCTAATTTAGTAGGACGATATTTTTCAACTAATAGTGAATGTTGTTTCATAACTTAAATATAATAACCTTTGTTTAAAATTCCTAATTTAAATACCTTGTTGAAATTCCCCATACATAGAGTATGTTCTTGGAGCTTCTTCAATAATTTCTTCTTCATGAGTTTTAATAGCATATAATTTACTATCTAAAGGGTCTAATCTATAAGAACCTTTAAATCCTGTTTGTTGATGAAAACCCTCTAAAGCATCTGTAATAGATTTAAATACTTCTTTTTTAGGGTCTTTAATAAGTACCCACTGATCACCAGGGGGTACTCTTTTAGCAATTAACTCATTATGTTCAACTATTTTAGTATCCATTAATACATTCCGTTTAAATGGTTATTATTATCTTCACTTGGTTCTTCAACAACT